TTGAGAAATGTATTAATTCCATGTAGGCATCAAAATAGCAGTTTGAACATCCTGAAACTATTCGACCTAAATAGAGTTTAGATAAGCGTTCAATGATTTTTCTGAATTCAAAATCATTTTCTAATCTGAAGGACAATTCAGTAGAATTTTTGAATTGTCCTTTAGATTGAAGTAGTATCTCAAAATCGGTTATCATCCCGCTGTGTAAATCAAAGCCTTAATCATTGATTCGGTAGTGGTAATATCAGTTTTGAATACTGATAAAGGAAGCGATGGTTCGGGTGCATTGTCATTTGTTCCCAATGTAAGTGAGTAAACAACACCATCGGCATCTGTTGAATTTGATACATAATCATTCAATTCCAGTCCTGAATAAAAACCGTATGCTTCATATTTCGTTGCCCCAACTGTATCAAAGGATTTATTTTTCAGGATCACAATAAATATCCCTTTTGATATTTCCATGATCCGGGATTTAATATCCTGTGTCTTATCGAAAACTCTAAGGATAGTTGAAGGAGTAAACATTTTGCGGTATTTTCCCTTTTTCAATTTATCATCAAAGTCAAGTCCATGATTCAGCGTATCAAAAGAATATGCCTTTTTCCCGGCCTTCAAGACTAAATTAGTAATTACACCACCTACAATGGTTGTAAGTGTTTGATCCACATCACTAATATTAATTAATATGGCTTCACTTTCTACGCCCAAGGTAACGGGTTTGTCCGCATCGGCTGCAACAATATTTGCTGTTAAATCTCCGTAGTTCATAATGTTAATAATTATATTGTTAATAATTAAAAGGGTGGATTTTACACCACCCTGTTTTTATAGTGCTGCCATAAACCGAACTTCGTTAAGAACCAAAGCATCCAATTTATCAAATGTTTCAATGTAGTTCTTACGATCCTTTTTTTCATACCACATATTCAGCGAGTCGAACGCACTTCCGGAAGGTGTTCCTATTCCCAGGTTCTGTTTTTCAATTAAAATAGCCCGGTGAGGTTTATACAATTTCGTTCCATTGTTATGGAAAGAGCGAATCATTTCATCCCAAATTGGGAATGGAACTAAGCTGACTCCCCGGAAATTTAAAGCCTTAATTCCATCCTGAAGGATAGTGTAAGCCTGTGGAATATTGGTTTTGCTTTCCAAATACCGTTGGTATCCATCAGCAAATGATTGTGTGCAAGCAATAACCGCTGTCGCACTTTGACGCAACAGAATAGGTGCGTTAAATAACAACTGATCCAAAGTTGAATATACAATGTCACCTGTTAGTTTGGAAAATTGTAAGGCGGTGGATGCTTCTCCGTTTGCTGCTATATTTACGAGTTGTCCGGGAGCTGCAACGGTTTGAGCAATTAGCTGTTTCCAGAGTCCATCAATAACATTAAAATACTTTGGATCAATACCATTAGTAATTAATCCGTTGTCGGCAAAATTATCGGCATCAACATCATTGAACCATATCAATCTCCATAAGAATTTTTTAATTGCTTCGGTCAATACCTTCACCATGATTGCCATGTAATCGGTATCGGTAAGATCATCCACTTTAGCGTGAATATTCATTGCGTAAACGACTGCTGTGTTCAGTAGGTCATCAGCACAAATGTCTAAGCGGATTTCCCAATCTTTGGGGTTCCATGTCTTTCTACGTGTTCCTACAGCCCAATCCTGCGAAGTAATTCCATTACCGCAAGTCTGTTTTTTAATACCTACTAATCCACCTTCACCGATAAATCCAATTTCTTTACCCGTTACAATGGTCGAAAACATTGTATGTAAGAAATTCAGGTCCGGAGCTTGCAGAATTTCATCAAATAAAAGTTCGTTAATGTCGCGAATTTGTTCCGGTGTGAAATCAAACTTCGCTAAATCTATTCCAGTCATAATTTATTTCCTCCTTATTTTTTAAGTTTATTTTTAATTTCTGCTTTCCTTTCCTCACTGGTTTGATTCGGAACTGTTTTAGGTTTCTGTTGACGTTCCCCGGCAACGTAAGTGCTTCCGATCTGTGCTTTCAGATTCGTAATAACCGATTCTGATTCGGTCAATAAATTTTTAAGATTCTCATTCTGTGTCTGTGCTGCTTTCAATGTTTCGTTTTCAGTTTCCAAATCGGAACATTTCTTTTTAAGCTGTTCCAGTTCAGTATCATCAGAATTTTCATCTTCAACAGCTGTGATCACTCCGTTTAAAATGGTAACCTCTTTTCCACTTGGCAATACAAAAGTTCCATCGGGTGATGCATTTACACCTTCAGCAAGGCTTTCTTCATCAGGACAATCAGCGGAAAAAGCAACTTCCCCATTATCTCCCTTAAAGTCTGTGTTGGTTGTACTACCGTTTCCCCCAAAGAAATTTTTCAGCTTTGTAATGAATGAATCGGCTGCATTCATTACTTCTTGTTTCTTTTTGTCCATTGTAGTCTGTGTTTTTGGTTTGTAATTGGTGTTATATGAATTGATTTTTGAAATGAATCCTAAATCCAAAAGCTCCTGTGCGGTTCTGATTTTTTCCTCTTTCATTTTAGTTTCAAGGACTGCCCGGTCTGTGCCAGTGCGTTCAGCGTAAATGTCGAGGATTGCGTTTTGCTCCGTTTCAACCGTTTCAGCCATCTCACGAAATTCAGAAGCGGTAAGCGATTCCCAGGATGAACCTCTGACTTGATGCATTAATGCCCGACAATTCGGGTTAGCAGTACGGTTTTCAATGGGTGCGGCAAGTAAAAGGGTAAGAGCCATTGAGTGGCATTCACCATCAATGTTCATGAAGATATTTTTACCGCTATTGCGGATCAAGTCATATTCTGTCAATCCTTCAGTGGTTGATCCACCCGGACAGTGAATGTGAAACATGAAATCTTTTTCATCCGGGTTATTGTCAAAAAGTGCATTTACGGTTTCGGCTGAAAAGACAGAATTCTCATAGCCCCAAAATGACATCATTACTGACTCAATTTCGTTTGCGATCTCGTTATAAATTCTTGTTTCAATCATTTTATTTAATTTTGATTGATACAAAAATATTGAAATATAATAACACATGTTGTTATATTTTTTTACCAAAACAAACATTTGTTGTTATATATTTTTACCATAAAAAAAGCCGAACTTCACAGCCCAGCTTTTTAGGTAAACAATTTAAAATTTAAAAGAAATGAAAAAACTTAATTATGAGAACAAACAAGTCTATAATGAAATTTCTTGACTGAATTTTCGACAAATTTTTCGAACATTTTCATCGCATAGGTAAAATCGTTCGGATATAAGAATGTATGCTTCCATTTTTGGAACATGATTATTGATCAATTCTAAAAATGCTTCATATATACTTATTTGGTTTTTCAATGTCTTGTTTGAAATACCCACCTTCATCATAATATCCACATTCTCTGAAGGTATTGACTTTGTGAATTCATAGACTGTCATAGTTTTGCAATGTTTTCAATGGTTGTATAACTCTGATCCGCTTTCCGGTAATCCTCAATTGACAAATATATTTTTTTACTATTAATGATAGTACCCAGTTTTTCAATTGCACCGCCATCCTGTGAAGTATTTTCACTAACCGTATTGATCCCGTTGGCAATAATGCTTTGATTAGCGTTCCCGATGGCTCGCATTGACGTTTCACGTGCTGCATAACCGTAATCTGAAAATTCTCCGTTTCCGATCCCGTTTATCATTGCAAGCAGTGGATCAAACATCGCTGAAGCACGTTTATTGATAATCCATTCACCACCTTCAGCATTGACATTCACCCCGCCATTCGCATGTGAATTGCCAATCAGTTTACGCCCCATTCCGGCTGTTGGTAGTGGTGCTGCCAGTACGGAAGCAATTTGTAACGCTCCGATAGCTGCAACGATTAAAGAAAACGGCAAGCCCCCGGTTATCGGAAATTCGGCAACCGCTTTCATGATCGCTTCCCCGGTGGATAATCCGATATTGAAAATGGAAATGCCCCGGTCAAAAATAGCCTTATCACGTGTTGCCTTTTTCTTTTGTGCTTCAAGAGCATCACTCTTTACTTTTGAATCTGCATCAATTTTATCCTTTTCCGCTGTGGCTTGTTTTGAGGTGAGGACTCCCGACTTTTCTTTGTCATCAACGGCAGCCTTTTCTGCTGTTTGGGTGTCGGTTACTTTTTGCTGTTCATCATCATACCGCTGAATCTCACTGTCAAATATTCCATCTCCAATATCCTTTAATGTCGTTGCAAGCTGTTGATAGAGTTGTTTTTTAAGTTCGGTTAATTTCTTTTCCCTTTCCTCTATTTTTTTAGCTGCATTCTCGTTTGCTTTTATTTCATCATTGGATGCCTGGGTTGCATATTTCTTCTTTGTGTCGGCAATGGCTTTTTCAATCGATTCACGTTGATCTTTTGAAAGGTTATGCATCATCAATTCTTTATTCAGATTGTCAAGGGTTATGTCCAAATCGGCTTTATGATATTTATCTGTAATTGCCAATTTTTCTTTTTCGTACTGATCCTTTTTGATCTTCCCGTAAGCATACCGAATGGATAATTCAGAAAGCTCAACTTGTGTTTCTTCTGCCAATACCGCTTGCTCCTTTGCCGTATTGGTCTGAATGTTTTTTATGCTTTCTTCCAGTTGTTTTTTCTCAATGTCATTTAACGTTTTATCCGTTTCTGTCTTTAATGCAAGTAAATCATTTGCCTGTTTTGTCCGGATGATCTTCGTTTGGTCCGCAATCAATTTTTCATAGAGTAACACCGATTGACCATCTTTATTCCGTTTCGCATCACCAAGTTTACTTATAAGATCACTCGATGATATTTCATAGTCTGCCCGTTTATTTATTAAATCACTGGTTTGTTTTTCATAGTCAACAGCTGCCTGATAGCGAATTGAATAATTTTTTGTATCATCGTTAAATATACTTTTCAGGTTTTCAGATATGGATGTCTTTTGCAGATTGTAAAGGTCTAATTCTGCCTTTTGTACCTGTTTTGTCAGTTCTAACCGTTGTTCCATAATCTGTTTATGGTCATCCAGTGCCTTTTTATTGGCTGCCTTTTGTTCATTTGTTTCCTGAATGATTAAATTCGAGGTCTGTGCGTGAATACGCATGGTTCCTCTTTCATATTCCGTATGTGCGTTGACAATATCAACTTGCATTTGAACTAATGCAGTCTTTTCATCTGATGTTAAATCCTTATATGCTTTCCCCTCATTCTTCATCTCTTTTAAACGCTCGTTATAAGCATCCTGTAAAAGCGTTTGTTTACGGGTTAGTAGTCCAATTTCCAATGCATCGGCTTCCTGAAGTATCTTTATTCGATCCTGAATAGAAAATTTATCCCTTTGCCGGGATTGGTTGCGTAATTCTGCAATCTTATCTTCGTCTTTAGCATTTGCAAGCATATTAACACGCCCTTCTGCTGCCAATCGCTGTTTTGCTTTCTCCAACTCCATTGCCTGTTGGCTTTTCTCAGCCAATTTGTCCAAAAGCGGGATATGTTTCATGATGGAAAGCGTAAAAGCCTCAATTGCTTCTACCCCTTTCAAAAACCATGAAACGAGTTGACCAAGTGCGGTAAGAATAACGGTCAACAGCTCTTTGAATGGAGATAATATACGATTAAGTGTATTCGTAGCTTCCCCGTTGGAGTCAATCGCTGACTTAACTAACATTATGGCTGCTGCTATGGCTGCAATGACCAGTACCACCGGATTAGCCAAAAGTGAGAGCAACGATTTACCAAATGCTTGAACACCCTGAACACCTTCACCCGCCAATACCCCGGCTGTTTCCTTTCCCGAAATACCAATCCCGGCTAAACTCTTGGCAAAGGATGGATTTAAGCCCATTGCTTCAAGAATCTTATTCTTGTAATCCCCTACATTTCGGTTAAATATCCCTAAACCTTCTTCTGTACCCTTCAGTGAGTCTGTAATACCTTTTATACTGTCTTTAAGAGCAATGCCATCGGCTGATTTTTGCTGTTCTTTGGATAGTTTTGAATATTCTAGTGTAAGGTTTGAAAGTTGTGCTTTTAATTGGACTGAGCTTTCTTTTTCAGCCTGTTGAGCCTTAACTGTATTATCAATAGTCTTTTGCTGTTCGTTCTTTAACTGGTTTAAAGCCCGGATCGTAACACCTAATGATTCAAACTGTACCCGCCCATCAGCGGTTGACTTGTCGCATGATTTCTGTTGAGCCATTAAATCTGCAATAGCCTTTTTGGTTTCGGCTAAATCATTAACTGCCTGTTTGAGGTTCGTGTCTAATTGTAGTAATAAGACTGTTTTTGCATCTGCCATAATGTTATAATCTTAAAAAGTCACATTGACATAAATTATTTGCTTTTACCTGAATTTTCAATGGTGCATAATAATGACCAAACTGTTGGAAATAAACGGGAATATCCATCTTCATATTGAATAAGTCTAAATCTGAAAGGACACAATTAACCCGGCAAAAATTAATCTGTTCCACGATATTCTGATACCCCTGATATTTACGGGCAATGATCCCATCCTGA